ATGGCTCGCGGAGGATAAAAACGTAGTCGATATTCGTGCGGAGATTTGGAGGGATACCCAACGGATATTGCATTGTGATGACTAACATGATCTTCCAATGACGTCCGTTCATGAAGAGGAGACGCATCATCACGTCCTTCGTCCATTTGTTATCATATAAGCAGTCATCCAATACAACGAATGTCCTTGGGTCAATCGATGACTTTTTATATGTATCCATTTCTTTTTTCACTTGTTTTAGGACTGCTTTCTGGCGTTTGAGAATGTTCTCGATGATAGCGGTATTATACGCATCATGGATGAATAATTTCGGCACATGGGCTGCGAAAAAGCCGTTTCCGGCCTCTGTTCCGGAGATCACGGTTCCAATGGGGATATCTTGGTGATGAAACATCAAGTCCTGAACGAGGAAACTTTTACCAGTATCACGACGCCCGATGAGAACGATAACCGGACCTTTATTTTCATCGGGACGAAAGCTGATGGCCTTCATATCGAATTTGGCGAGCTCTAAATTCATATGCTATACCTTTGGGGATACAAACAACATATATTTTTTTGCGACATTTTATACGAAGTATGAATACGATTATGAAGGCCGCCCGTTTAAAACCTATATAAAACTTCTATCGAACAATCATATTATTATTATTATATTTTAGGAAAATGACTACTACAACACCGAAATTCCAATTACATTATCGAAAACATAAATATACACCAGATAGAATTGACTCGGCGCTATTGTATGATATTCAAAATTATATTCCTATTTATAACCGGTTTTTTGATATCAACGAGACAAATTACAACGGAATACAGTTGAATCAAAAGTATTATTTACAAAATATTATTGAGCATCCGAGAGACGCAACGGATGAAACACATTCTACTTCTCTAAATCATTTAGAAACCATAATTGGCGATGACGCAGGGAATACAACGAATGTTCCGATATTTGTGAAATATTCACCGCTATTAGATCCTATCCGATATTTGTCTGGAAAATACGAAACACCGGCGACAACGACAATCGCAGACGGTAATTCTACCACACCCAAAACGTCGCTTCCTAAATACAACTCAACACCAGAAACGTGCGAAGAAAAAATGCTGAATACGAATAATTCATCGTATGTGGATGGACTTTTTTCATATTTGACAAGTCGCGCTCTTCATACACACGGTGTTGTCCATGGACTAGACTACTATGGAAGCTATCTTTGTAAGCAACGCGAGTTTTCAACGAACGTTTTTGATGATATTGATTACTTGGCCGACTGTTCCTTTTTTAATACATACGAAAATCAACGATTTACAATAGATTATTCGCAGTTTGGCGATGATGAATCCAGTATGCGTGATCATAAATGGCTGAAACTGCGAAATAAGTTGAATCCGGTATTACACACCGGCAATAAACCCATCACAATTCTTGAAGATGTTGTAGATTTTGAACCGATCATTACAACAGATACACCTTTGGTCGAGTTAGATTCGCATGTAGAAAATAGTTGCAGTATGGTAGAAATAAATGTAGGCGATTTTGATTCACAGGTCGATGAGAGTACTCCGGATGTTGTTCAGCCGAAAAAGACGAATAAAAATAATAATACTTGCGGTAATGACGGTGATAGCGATAGCGATAGCGACGATACATCACAGTCGAATTCATCTTATACCACGATAGATTGCGATGAAGAAATAAATACACACAAGGAAAAGCCTACCGACGGTGCTGGTGATGGTAGTTCTCATAGTGATGAAGATGGAAGCGATCGTGACTTTGGAAGTGAAGATCATCACAACAGCGAATGCGATAATGACGACAGTTATTCCGATTACAGCGATGACGAACAGATCATCGCAAAAATACACGACTTTCCGATCCAGGCAATTTTACTTGAAAAATGCGTAAGCACGCTCGACCATATCATGATGCGTGATGAACTAACAAAAGAAGAATGGACGTCGCTTTTGTTCCAAGTGATCATGACACTCGTCATCTATCAAAAGATGTTCGCATTCACACACAACGACCTTCATACAAATAATATTATGTTCGTCGAAACCACAGAGGAGTTCATTTACTATTTATACGAAGGGCAATATTACAAGGTTCCGACATATGGACGCATATTCAAGATCATCGATTTCGGCCGCGCGATCTACACATTTCGTGGAGAACTTATGTGTAGTGACAGTTTTCATCCGAAAGGCGACGCAGCAACTCAATATAATTTCCCGCCGTATTATAATCCAGATAAGCCTACTGTTGAACCGAATTATAGTTTCGATTTATGCCGGTTTGCCTGCGCACTTTTCGACTATTTCATTTATGATTTGCATAAAGTGGAGAAACTATGTAAATCAGACCCCATTATCAAGCTAGTTGTAAAATGGACAACCGACGACAAGGGACGAAATGTTCTCTATAAATCAAGCGGTGAGGAGAGATATCCCGATTTCAAACTGTATAAGATGATCTCGCGATCAGTTCATAGGCATGTCCCCGCAAAAGAAATACATAATCCACTATTTGATGAATACAAGATCACGTATAAAAAATATAAGAAACACGCATCACTCTCTGCGAAATTCCTGAAAGACGGTAAAAATACGCACCTATTTATGGATGTAGATGAGTTACCGTCTTATTACGACGCTTAATTTATTCACATACGCCGATTTTCGAGCATAATCTTTCGATGGGCTGGTACTCCATTTTTCGCGATGAACTCGATTTGTCGCATCGTCCAACCCATACTAGCTCCGGAGTGTCCGGTTTCCATATTATCGCTGACCAGCGTAACAATCCGATCATCACCATAACTGAACATGAATCCGCGGTCGGCTGGTGGGCTATATTTCGAAAGATGCGTCCAAACGCACATTTCTTGCGCCTTAACATCAGATAATTGACCAACGCGGATAATCGAACGCATTCCGTCGCGAATCATGTCTTCTGACCATTTGTCATTCATATACGAAAGGTCGCAATCACGGACCGCATCAAACGTAAGAGGCCAATATTCGTCCCTTTGAGAAACAGGGGTGCGCTCCAATTCAACGGCGACAGACTCAGCAGCAGCAACAACAGACGATGCCATTACGAAACGAATAATTAATTCATGCTATCAACTTCAATATAAACATAACGATTCAATTTTATGTTTATACATCACAAAATAAGTATTTTACATTATCGTGTAGCAGAAACAATTCTATCTAACACCACACCAACAATAACGCCAAGTGTTAAGCTGCCGGATACAAACCCCACGATAGTGGTAATTAACATTATTATCCATCGACGGTCAAATGATTGCGGTTTGAATAAGCTATCCCAGTCACCTGTTTTATAAACGACTAATAGCATGACGCCGACTACTGCCGCAATCGGAATTTCGTCAATCGCGCGTCCAAAGAATAGACATATCACAATAAAAAGCACGCTTGTTATGACGGATGAGAACTGCGTTTTCGAACCATTTGCTAGATTTAGCTTACTTTGCCCGACCAATACACAGCCACCAAATCCACCAGTTATACCTGTTGTAACATTCGCGATGCCTTGGACGAGACTCTCGCGAAACGAATCACCCTTTATACCTAGCGCACTTTCGGTGTCTTTCACCATAATAAGTGATTCCAGCAACCCGGTAAATGCCATCGCCGCCGAAAATGGCAGCATTTTCACAAGACTCTCTGCGTCGTATTTTATTTTACTAGATGACACCGCATCCTTTGAAATAATCGAAGGCAATTCCGACTTTAATGCTCCGATATCTTTGACGCGGTCAATATTGTAATACTGTGTAAATATGTAAATAAACGCGGTGATCGCAAACATAGAAACAAGACCACCAGGTATATGGATGTGCTGATCTTTACTATGTGTTATTTTAATCATACCAAAAAACGCAATCAACGTAGATATTATAGTGAATAGAGTCGTATTCGCCAGCTTCAACCCGGTTAGCCATTTATGCTCCTTATCTTTGAAATTATCCAATTGGTGAATCGCGATAAGACCGGCCAACGCAAGCAAAAACCCTGACATGATATGTTTTGGAACATAGGTGATATACTTGTATAATCCTGTTATTGCGGCTAAAATCTGCATAAAACCGCCAGCAATAACAGTAGGGATGATATATTCTTTCCCGAGTAAGGTAGATACTCCGGCGATCGAAGTGGCGACTGCTGCGGTTGAACCGGATATCATCGTCGGCATCCCTCCAAATAATGATGTCACGAGAGACATGACCATCGTATTTTGAATACCTATATTCGGTGACAATCCCATAATAAACGCGAATGCGATCGATTCAGGTATCAATAATAGCGCAATCGTGAGACCCGAGAGAAATTCATTCACGAGTTGTGTAGG